TAGCAAGCAGTTTGGCAAGTTGACCTTTGACTTCGATGGACATGCGTTCCTCTCGTTTACCGTTCTACTATACGATGAGGTGGCACCCAGGTCAAGGGGGTGTGGTCACTTCTTGGACTGTCTATCCAGTTTCCTCAGGGCAACGTACCAAGGGTGCTCATACGTCTTAGATTCCTTCGGTTGCTTGTTGGTAGTGCTCATTGTTGTTTTGTTTCTAGCATGTATTCTACAGTATTTGCTACATCGTTCATAGCATCTCTTAGAAATGGTCGTTGACCAGATTCCTGTCTAACTATTGGTCGTTCGTTGTCAACCAATGTCCATCTCCATTGTCCCATTTCTGAGCAATACCATAGATTGATTTTCATATTACTGAACTCGTTTTGATTCTTCTTTGGAAGTTCGGAAATATAAGGCATAATAACGTTGTTTAAGTTCATTAATTATCTCCATATCTTCTTTGAACCCCATATACTTTAGGAGTTGATACGAACCTTCAAGTTCCGATATTAGTCGTAATAGGTTTACTGATTTACGTTCTAATCCACCAAAAGAATATTTATTCATATGAAATTTTGGGTATCCGAGTGACAGGATTTGAACCTGCGACCCCATGCTCCCAAAGCACGTGCGCTACCAAACTGCGCCACACTCGGTTATTTGTGTTGATATCTTTCTGGATGTTTGATTGAGTCGTGCATATAGAAAGTTATGGGGGCCAATGTTAGACCCCCCAAGACAGCAAAGATCGATGGGTGTTGAGCAAGGAAATGCCCAAATGCGTGAATCATGATTCCTCAACGATAAGTTTAGAGAAGTCTTGTTGCTTCTCAAATTTAATTATGCGAGGAAACTTATCAACTAGCACTTCACCTTTATGAGATATGACAAAGATGTTAGTATCTTCTGACAAATCCCTAAGAATTTTTAGAAGATCTTCAGTACCTGTGGCATCAAGACTAGAATCAAAAACTTCATCAAGTATAAGAAGGTTAGTGCTAACTGAGTTTTTCATCTTAGCAATGCTCCTCCAAGTAAAGAGGAGTGCCAGATCGATCTTTTGCTTTTCACCTTCTGAGAAGGATGCATAGGTGAAGTCATCACGAAAACGAGATTTGATCACTTCATTAAATTCTTCATCTAACTGGAAGTTGACAAAGAAATCCATAGACTGCAGACGAGCATTAATTCTCTGGTTGATTGCGGGGATGTAAGTTTTCACAATCTTGGACTTAATGCCGTCATCCTTCAGGAGGGATGAAATGTACGAGTATGCTTTCTGCAATTTTTTAGAAGCAGAAAAGTTATCTTCTAATTCCAAAAGTTCTTTCTTGAACTTAGAAAGTTTTTTCACACTCGTAGACTGAGAAGTTAGTTGCTCCTCTAGGGAAGCAATCTCCTTCTCTTTCTCAGAAATTATATCATTGTTTTTGGAAATTGTAAAGTTCTTGTTCTGAATTTCCATTGACAATGAGTGAACATCTGTGGATTTGATTTTGAACTCATCAATCTTTTCTTGGAGGATTGTCATCTGTCCATCCAGAGTGTTCAGTGCACCGTGGTATTCAATACCCTTCTTGTCTAGGTTTGATAGTTGAGAAGAACGAAACTCCTCATCGATGGTGCGAGTGCATGTAGGGCAAGTCTGATTCTCAGTATAAAACTTAATTTGCTTTTCTGATGTTGAGATCTTATCTTGCAATTTCCATCGAATAGATTTCATCTGATCCATCTTGGAAACTTCATTGCTCAGATCACCAAGTTCTGCTGTCTTGGTTTTGTGTATATCATTCAGGGTCTTGACTTGCATCTGAAGTAGATCGTTTTCATCGATCAACTGCGAACACTTTTTATGTGCTGATGTAATCTGCTTTTCATTGTTGTCATTCACTTCCTGAATGTGTTCTTCTTGCATCTCAATCTGCTGTTTCTTGAACAGGATGTCCCTGTCAATCAAAGTACAATCTTGCTCATTTGCTTTAGAACGATCCTTGAGAAGATTGTTCATCGTGGAGAAGATACGAATGTCCAACAGATCTTCAATCACTTCCCGACGATGGGCAGCAGGCAGTTGCATGAAAGGGACAAAGGTACTGCTACCCAGAATGACAACCTGCGTGAATGACTTATATGTCAGTTGTAGAATATTTTTCTCTAGGTATGCCTGGTAATCTTTTGCTGCTGCATCCTGATCTATCATCTCATCATTACGATAGATCTCAAATTTGGTAGGTTTGATTCCACGAACAACCTTGTAATCGTTCTTGCCAATAGTAAACTCAATCTCAACCAAACAATCTTTCTCGTTGATTGAGTTTACTAGTTGAGGTTTATTAATCTTGCGAAAAGGTTTGTTGAACAGAACAAAGCACAATGCATCAAGAATGGTACTTTTACCAGCACCATTCTGACCGACAATAAGAGTACCTCGTTTTGATGGGTTGAGGTTCACTTCAGTGAACTGATTACCTGTGCTCAGGAAATTCTTCCACCTAATCTTTTCAAAAACAATCATGCTGGAATGATAAATTCATCGGAATCAATAATCGAGTAACTATACCCGAAAACTTTGCAGTTGCCAACTACAGTATCAAGATCTGTAGACTCTACAGTAAGGTCTGCATCCTTACCATCTGCCTCCAACCATAGACGAAATCTTTCTGCATCATCTTCGTGCTTAAACATTTGAACTACTTTGTTTCCATCAGCAGTGGCAGATGCGTATACTCCACCACTCTTTTGCGAAAGCAGAATGTAAATGTTCATAGTGCTACGGCTTCTTGATAGAGTGATTTCATGATATCAGTTATCATTCCTCTATCTATGTCGGTTTCAATTTCTTGAATGTAATTTTCCAACAGAGTTAGAGTATCTTCTGTCTCAACATCTTCGTCAAGATCAGATAGTTCTACAGTCAGATCCTCAATAATTTTGAGGTCGGCAACTCCCTCATCATACAACGATTTTACAAAATTGTCAAACTTGTTGTAATCTGTTTTCTTCTGTACGATTAGTTTTACAAATCTATTTTTTAACTCAGGAAGATTTACAGCACCATCATCATATACAATCTTCTCAAATGTGTTGTAAGGATTCTTGTAGAATTTGAGTTTACTGGTGTCTGTATCTAGAACATGAAATCCACGATCATCATACACATCATTCCAGTACAACTGATAAGGATTGCCTAGGTAATTGATGTTACCATTAGATGACTTGGTGTGATAGTGACCAGAGCAAACAAGATCAAACTTGCTGAACATACTCATATCAAGTCCATGCTCATGCAAATAACCAGGGTGTGCCATGAAACCTTTGAGTTCTAGGTGACCCATGCAGATCTTTGCCTCAGTTTCTTTGATAGCAGACATGATCTCACTCATGTTGTCATCACAGATCCATGGCATCATCAGAATACTTGTATCATCAAATCCAATTTCACCAACTGTATCAATTACAGTGATATTTTTATATTCGTTAAGCAACAGACTTGGTGCATTGACTTGCACCGTGTTCTTATAATAGATGTCATGATTACCAACCAACATCCACATGTGAACACCCATCTCTCGCAACGGTTCAAACCACATCTCTTTTGCTGCGTCTAGAGATTGAAAGTTAATTGACTTCCTCTTGTCAAATGTATCACCAAGGCAGATGATGTTATCAATCTTATACTTCTTGATGAAAGGAATGACTACAGTGCTGTAGTATTTTTTGTAGATCTCTTGGAAGGTTTGGTTGTCATTACGAACACCGAAATGTTGATCGGTAATCAAAAGAATCTTCATCGATTATAACGAGTGTTGACGTTTTCTTTAATGCTATTGAATTCAGACATTGACACGCCATCTTCAACTTCACCACAGAATAACTGAGAGAAGTCTAGTTTGTCAACCATCTTTTCTTTAATTTCCATCTGCCTCTTTTCCTTGGCAATTCTCCTCAGGAAAGCATAGAAAACAATTTGAGTAAAGTATGCGAACGGGTTAGAAGATTTGTTGTGATCAAACCTATCAATGTACTGAACACAATTCTCAATGCCATCGGAGATCATATCTTCCTTGTACATGTAATTGATAAAGTTAGGTCGATACGACAAATGCGTAGCAATCTTCAGAAAGCACTCACCCAAATAATTGCTAATGCGTGGTTTAGGCAAACCCCTTTGCTTAGCCTGAATTGTTTGAGTCTTGTAATCAATAAGTGCCGATAGGAACTCCTTATTGTCAAGATAATGTTCTTTCTTCTTTGCTGGCATTTTGGTTGAAAACATAATTTATTTCTATCACCCGTTACCAGATTATATCAAACTATTATCTACATGTCAACGTCTTGACACAAAGCAGGAATCTCTGTACAATAACCTTTGTAGAGGGTTCAGAGATTATTTAGAGCTTGTAGATTTTCTCTAATGTTTTCTTGAAGTCGTGAATCTTACCGACGTAACCCTTCACGTTCTTTGCCTCAATCTCTTCCACGTCATTGTCGGTATTTTGTGCATGGAAGATTGCATAGTAGTGAGCCATCTCGGATGATACTGGAGCAATAGTAATAATATCCTGCTCGTTCAGAACAAAAAATTCTGAATCGGAAAACTGCATCCACTTTCTGAATGTTACACCCATTACTTCTTTTTCACCATCTTCATCCTCAACTCTCTTTTTGAAAGTATCTGCAACTACTGCTTCAGATATAAGAACGATTGATGTGTCATCGTCCTCATCTGAAACTAAACACTTTGCTATAATTTCTTCTCGTGTTCTCAGTTTGATAACACCAAGAAATTCTTCATCCTTTTTAATGTAGTTAATCATCCTTGTCTCTTAGCTTGACTTCTATGATCTCATAATCAAAATTTTCTTCGTTATATATTTTTAGCCGTTCTACAAGATGATTCAGAGTATAGTTTCGGTAGTGATTACCAGAAATGTCATCTGCAATATCGTACAGAGTTGCTGTAGTTTTGTTCTCACCTTTCCGAAGAACTCTTCCAATAGACTGCAGATTGCGAATCTTTGATTTGGAAGGAGAGGCAAAAATAACGTTGTGAAGATTTTTGATATTGATTCCAGTGGAAAAAGTTCCGTAGGAAGCAACGATTAAGGAACGTTCAGATTTTTCTGTCAGTTCTCTAATACGTTCACGTTCTTCTACATCAACATCACCCGTTACATAATGTACTGGTCTATCTGTGATGCTACTATTTATCAGATCGAAAAGTGGGTCCCCATGCTTCTCAATCAGGTTGAATAGAATGAGGGTATTACCAGGCAGATCCTTGGCAAGATTTTTGATGAATTTATTACGTTGATCATGTCCAACGATATAATCCATTTCGTCTTGGAAGTTCTCAAACTTCTGCCCAGGATGTTTCATCACAATAACTTTGATCCTCAATTTGGATAGATATCCAGCACGTTGTAGATCTGCAGTTTTTGTTACCTTGTTTACTTTACCAAACAAACCTTCTAGAACTAACTGATGAGTCTTGGCACCAGATAATGTACCAGTGAATCCAATGCGATATTTACATTGGTGCATCTTAGTCAGAATGTTTGTCAGTGATTTTGCTTGGAAGTTATGTGCTTCATCACCAATCACAACTTCAAATCTATCGAACCACTCTCTAGATTCCTTGTGAATAGATTGCCAGGTTGAGATTACAACAGGTTTTGAATGATCATACCTATCTTTTCCACCATAGATTTTGTGGCAATACGCAGACGCCATCCACCCATAGTCCTCAAAATCTTTATACATCTGCTCCACAAGAGATGTAGTGGGGACAATCAAAAGAATGTTTCTATCGTATCTCAGATGCCATCGGATCAATCCATAGATCATCAGAGACTTACCAGATGCCGTAGGTGACAGGATCAGTCTGCGTTGGTATTTAATTGCTTGGAAGATTGCATCAACCTGATAGTCTCTCGGTTGATGTTTCAGACTGAGTGTTCTTAGGAATCCCTTGATTGCAAGATGATTTACATTGTCAGTTTCTTGTACTGGGAGTCCGTAAAACTTATTGTCACGAATTTCGTATTCGTATTTGTTCTGCTCTAACCACTCAATT